AATTATTGGTCGCGTAAGATGTGGGATTGTTAGCATGATGTATATGAAGAAAACCTCTATGACCCCCGGTAGCCGTTCTACAATGGCGAACCAGCCAACCGTTGCTAAGAAAAAGAAGCCCAAGAAGAAAAAGAAGACCTATGCGTCATCAGGCGTAACCACCGGGCGTTATTCATCCAATGGCTAAACTTACTCCGGCCCAGATTAAAAAAGCCAAGGCTATGTCTGCGCGGCGTGGTGTTAAGTATCCGAATGCTTGGTCTAACCTTGCGGTTGCAAGAGGCAAGACGAAGAAAACCAAGAAGGCTACAGCGTAATGGCAAAAATGGATGACATGGACTTTCGCGGCGTCTTGCAGAATGAGATACAAAGCGCTGTGAACTACTATGACAGCGAGTTTTCCGCTGAACGCGCTGAGACACTACAGTTTTATCTTGGTGAGCCTTTTGGCAACGAAGTTGAGAACCGCAGTCAGGTTGTAGCCACAGAAGTCAGTGACACCATAGAATACATTATGCCGGGTCTGATGAAGATGTTTAGTTCTTCGCCGGATTTCGCACGGTTTTTGCCGCGTGGTCCAGAAGACGTTAACGCGGCTGAACAAGCTACTGACCTTGTGAACTTTGCGATAAACTCAGACAACAACGGTTTTCGCGTCATCCATGATTGGTTTAAAGATGCTCTCTTGTTTAAGCAGGGTGCGGTCAAGTTTCACTGGCTTGAGACTGACACCACTGTCAACGAGGCTTACGAAGATTTAACTGAGGATGAGCTTACTTTGCTGGTGTCTGATCCAGCGATAGAAGTTATATCTCAGGAAGTCACAGAGATGGGTATGGTTGACCCTATGGGCGAAGAAATGCCTATGGATGTTAAATACTCAGTTGAAATTAAGCGTACTAAGAAGGCTGGCAAGGTCAAGATCGACAACGTGCCGCCAGAAGAGCTTATATTTTCTCGCCGCGCAACTAGCCTCGAAGACTGCTCATTCATTGCACATAGAACGCAAGTACGCGCTGGCGAACTCATTGAACAAGGCTACGACGCTGACCTTGTTTTACGTTATGCTGGATCATCTGACCTTGATGACCAGGCTGAACGTCAGGCTCGATTTGAGGAGATTGAAAGCGGCAATAAGTATGACACAAGCACCGACCCGTCTATGCGTGAAATCCTTGTTACCGAGGCTTACATTCATGCCGATTATGACGGCGATAATGTAGCTGAGTTACGACGCGTTGTATGTCTTGGTGACGGTGATGAAATACTTGAGAACGAGCCATTTGACCGTCTGCCATTTGCGTTACTTTCGCCAATCCTGATGCCGCACCGTATGGTCGGGCGTTCTGTTGCTGAGATGGTGAAAGACCTACAAGTCATCAAAAGCACGATTATGCGTCAGATGCTTGATAACCTTTATTTAACTAATAACAGCCGAGTTGGCGCAGTGGAAGGACAGGTAAACCTTGATGACCTATTATCGTCGCGTCCGGGCGGCATTGTCAGAATGCGCGCGCCAGGTATGGTCCAGCCTCTTGCCGTTCCGCAAATTGGAAACAGCGCGTTTGCGATGCTGGAGTATGTGGATTCTATTCGTGATCAGCGCACGGGTTTCAGCAAAGCGTCTATGGGTCTTGATCCGAGTACGCTTCAAAGCACTACTGCGAGCGCTGTTAACGCTACGATCCAAGGGGCGCAACTCAAAGTAGAAATGATTGCGCGTGTCTTCGCTGAGACAGGTTGTCGTGACCTAGCAACGGGCGTCTTGCATTTGCTTCAGAAGCATCAGGACAGTGAGCGCGTTGTGCGTATTCGTGGTGACTTTGTTTCGATTGATCCAAGAGCGTGGGATAACGGCTTTGACCTATCTGTAGAGGTTGGCCTTGGTAACGGGCGTGAAGACGAAAAGATGGCTATGCTTTTGCAGATTTCTGGCAAACAGCAAGAGATATTAAACCAGCTTGGCCCCAATAACCCCGTGGTTAAGCCTAGCCAGTATGTGAATACACTGAAGCGCATTGTTGAAATGGCTGGCTTTAAGGACACCGAGCAATTCTTCACTTCTGGTGAGGAAGTAGATGCAGCGGTTGCACAAGGCGCACAACAGCAAGATCAGGGTGCAGCCCAGCAAGCAGAGATGGCACAATTCCAAGCCGAGCTTGATCTGAAGAAACAAAAGATGGAAATGGAAATACAGTTAGACCGTGAGAGGATGCAAGCAGAGCTTGAGTTACGACGGTTTGAGCTAGAGGCTGAATTACAGCTTCGCCAACAGAAATTGGCTTTTGGTGGTCAAGTTTCAGATAACTTACCAAGAGCATGACGGATTTTAGAGATGAACAAGACCGAGGCGCTAAGGCGGCGGCGGTCCTTCGTGATCCGTTGGTTATTTCAGCATTTGCTGAGATACGAAGCGCGTATGTCGATGCCTGGGCGCACACTGACCCGGCAGACACCGAGTTTCGTGAGCAACTATTTTGTCTGATGAAGGCTTTAGAGTCTTTTGAAGTTCACTTTCAGTCTGCCGTGCAGACAGGGAAGATGGCTTCGACCCAGATGGAAGAGTTGCGGAAGTAACCTTTTTAAAAATTTGGAGATTTTATTATGTCTGGTACTCGTGAAGAATCCAGCTTGTCGCAGCTTGATGCTGTTAACCTACTTTTGAACCCGGAAGCCCCCCAAGAGGTAAGCGAGGAAGTTCAAGAGCAAACCGCCGAAACTGAAGTAGAGGCACCTGATACTGAAGAAATGGAAGTCGAGGCCGCTGATGACGGCCAAGCCCAGACTGAAGTCGAAGAAGTTGATGAAGATAGCGATGATAGCGTTGAAGAAGAAATCGACACTTATGCTATAAAAGTAGATGGCGAAGAAGGTGAGGCCACAATTGATGAACTCATCAAAAGCTATCAACTAGAAAAAACGGCTCAGAAGAGACTACAAGATGCAGCGGAACAGCGTAAAACGCTCGATGTTGAAAAAGCGTCTACTGAGCAAGCTCGTCAGCAATACGAGCAAGCCCTTAATGTTATGGCTCAACAATTACAGCAATCAACCCAACCTAAAACTCAGGAATATTGGGATGGACTGTATGAGAGTGATCCACTTGAATATGTCCGTCAACGCGATGTTGAACGTGACGCGCAGACTAGGCAGCAAACAGTTAACGCTGAGCAACTTAGGATGAAACAAATCAAACTTGTTGATGAGCAAAAGAAACTTCTCGATGCCGTTCCAGAATGGAAAGACACAGATGTTCAAACTCGTGAGACAGCGGCGATTGTTAATCATGCGCGTAGTAGAGGCTGGACTGATGCTGAATTAAATGAGGCAACAGATCACCGATACGTTGTAATGATGCGGGACGCCTATCTTTATAATAACTTGCAGTCGCAAAAACCGATTGCCAAGAAAAAAGTAAAGACGGCTCCAAAGATGGTGAAAAGTGGGCAACCTAAATCGAAGGGTGACTCTGCAACAGAGCGAAAGCGCAAAGCTTTTGACAGCCTTAGTAAGTCCGGCTCCAGAGATGCAGCCGTGAACTACCTTTTAACCAAATAAACTTTAGGAGGCCTTAAAATGGCTATTTATGCAACTGGCGCAGCCGTAGGTGAGCGCGAGTCATTGGCCGATGTGATTTACCGCATTAACTAAGATCGGTGCGGTCTAAACTGGGTGAACTGCTGGAACCCTAAGTCAGAAATGATAAGGCAATCAGCATCCAAGCTATCCACACAGCGATAGAAGGTTCAGAGACTACCTGAGGGGTTTGCCCCCTTAATAACAGGCTAGAGCGCCCAGCACTATGAGTACAATAATACGCCTCATTTTGATGATATAGTCCAATCCCTTGTTCCTTTCATTAGGGGCATGGAGTATTTTACAGATACCCCAACCGAAAGGTAGGACGGGAATGCGATCCCGACGAAACCCCACTTTTTTCGAATGCGAAGAAAGAAACCACAAAAGGTGTTTACCATGAGTGGCAAGTACAAGAATTAGCTGCTGCTGTTGACACAAACCACGTCAACGAAGGTGCTGATTTTTCCTACGTTAACCCAACTGCAACAACAAGAGTTGGCAACTACCACCAGATATCAGTCCAGGCGGCGTCAGTATCCAATACTTTGGATATCGTCGATAAAGCAGGGCGTGATAAGGAAACTGCGTTAACTTTACACTAGCGTAGGATAAACCGTGTGAATTCAGGGGAAGCCTAAGTCGAAAGATATGGTAATCCTGAGCGAAGCCCTACAATCTAGGGAACGTGCAACGACTATCCCCTCGGGGAGTACACTCAAGTGAGTGGAAGCGCATGGGTCAGAAAAACGCTGACATGATATAGTCTAATCTCATAAGGGTTAAACCCTTTTACGAAAGTATGAGCTGCCTGTAATGGCGGTCTAAGCCTAACGACCTTAGATGAATATAAATGACGTGAAAGTTGTAAAAGGCTTAGAGCAACGCCGGGACATAAATAAGTCTCTGTACAAGAACGAAGCAAGTTCTAGCTCTGATGCGCGTAAGGCTGGTAAGCTGATTACTTGGATTTCCAATGTAGACAAGCCATCAGATATGGCTGCTGCTGCAAACGGAAACGGTACGGCTGTTGCTGACCTAACTGGTACGGCTGCAGCACTTACTTTGGCAAAAATCGACGCTGCTATGCTTGCTGCATACACCGACGGTGGTAATCCAAATATGTTGCTAATGTCGCCAACAAATAAACAGAACTTCTCAGGCTTGTCCTCTGGTTCTGTGGCGACTAACCAAATAACGACTTCTGCCCCACAAGAGGCAGCTATCGTTGGTTCAGTTAGCTTGTATTTGTCCGACTTTGGTGAGCTTTCGGTCACTGTTGACCGTTCTTGCCCCAATTCAGAGATGTATCTACTCGATACGGATTACGTCTGCATTGGGTCACTACCAGGACGCATGATGAACGTAACCGATGTAGCACCAGGCGGTGATGCAACACGTTTCGGTATCGTGTCTGAGTGGACCTTGATCGTGAAAGCGCCAAAGGCACACGCAGCGGTTATCGGTCTAAACGGCTCATAAACCACACAACACTTAACAACATTAAGGGGCAGCTTTGGTTGCCCCTTTTTTATTGAGGTGAGCAATGAAAAAACTATTAGCAAAAAACGAGGCTACCCAAAAAGAAACCCATATCCACAGTACGCCTGATGGTCATTACGTTGAGACTAGGCAAAAAGTTGACGGCGTTATTGATTTTGCAAAACGTCAGGCAAACGAGTGGCGTCCCGGTTCTTTGATTGGTGATACCCAGAAGCACAAGCAACACGTCGCTGAGTTTCCAGCGGTAATTTATTATGACCTCTTAGCCAAGTACGGCCAGCCCAAGGACAACCCAAAGGCTTGGAAAAACTGGCTAGAGCAAAACCCGGCATTCAAAACAACAGGTGGTAGGCTGTAATGGCGATTACAACATATTCAGAGCTACAGACAGCTATTGCCAACTTTCTGGCGCGTGGTGATCTAACGGCGCAAATTCCTGACTTCATTACTCTTGCTGAAGCCAGAATGAGCCGTGAGTTAGACACACGTTCACAAGAGCGTCGTGCTACGGCGGCAACGGCGGCTGGCGATGAATTTATCAGTTTGCCCACCGACCTACGCAAAATCCGTTTGGTCAATCTAAACACTGATCCAATCGACGTATTAGAGTATGCCGCGCCAGAAAGTTATTACGAAAAGTATCCTAATTCTGGCGGTGGTCGCCCAAAGGTCTATACCGTTGTCGGCACTGAGATTGGCCTACGTCCTATCCCTGATAGCGTTATGACTGTTGAGATTATGTATAGCGAAGATATTTCCTCGCTCTCCGATAGCAATGCAACCAACACAATCCTAACCCGTCATCCAGATGCCTACCTCTACGGCTCTCTTAACGCCGCACATATGTATTTGATGGATGAAGCAAGAGCCAACCAGTACGACGCAATATTTACCCGTGCGATGGCAGAAATTACCAAGGACAACGAGAAAGCCTTCTTTGGTGGTCCATTAGCAATGAAATCTGATTACTCAGGAGTATAAACTATGTCAGCAATGTCAGACTATTTAGAAAACAAAATCTTGGATCACACACTAGGTACGACAGCCTATACACACCCATCACAGACCTATATCGGCCTGTCTACTGGTAGTTTTGCTGATAGTGGCTCCGGCACATCTGAGTTAAGCGGAAGCAACTATTCTCGCGTGGCGATTAACTTTGATGCTGCATCTGGTGGCACAACAGACAACAGCGCAACCGTAGAGTTTGCCGCTGCAACTGGTAGCTGGGGTGCAGTCTCCCATTTTGGATTATTCGACGCGGCTTCATCTGGTAATCTGCTAATACACGGTTCTTTCTCCGCTGCTAAAACAATTACAACCGGGGATATACTTCGCGTTGCCGCTGGTGAGCTTGACGTAACCGCCGCTTAATATGGCTGAGATATTAGGGCCAACGCTAGAGCAACTTGACTCATGGGGGTCAATGGATGCGCTGGATGCGTTTGGCACACTAGAGCAACTAGATGACCTAAATCTGTTTGAGGCGGCTTCCGCTGTTTCCATAGCAGCAACGGCGTCTGGTGCTGGTGTACGTCTACAGCAAGCAAGCAGTGCAGTCAGCATTGCTAACACGGCAACGGGTGCTGGAATACTGGTACACGGTATGTCAGCCAGTGTTACTGGCGCTGGATCGGTAACAGCGTCGGCACAGTTTACGGTTGCTATGACAGGCAGTGCTTCAGTCGCCATGACGGTTGCTGGCGCTGTGCTACGCATACAGTCTGTTAGCGGTTCAGCCAGCATTTCGGCAACTGCTACTGGCGAAGTCAAGACTGTCCTGGTTAACTCTGGTGCCGCTGAAATATCAGCAAGTGCCGAGGCGTTAGCTCAGTTTACGGTTAACGTAGCGTCAAGCGTTACGGCGTCCTTAGAGACAACTTTGACGGCTGAGAAGCTAGGCGAGGCTTGGACTGACTTTGCCGCTGAAGATGAGAATTGGTCAACTCTGGCCGCAAGTAATACGGCGTTTTCTAATATTTCTGCAAGCGCAGGGGATTGGTTGAATAGATGATACCTTTTGGCGAATGGCTTCCAGATCAGAGCGACTTTCAGAACCCCGGTTCAACCGTTGCTACAAATGTTATACCAGCGGCGCGTGGCTATCGTCCGTTCCAAGGTTTAACTGAAGTATCAGCGGCGGCAACAAACCGCTTGCGTGGTATTTACGCAACGAAAGCTACGGACGGCACTGTAAACATTTTTGCTGGAGATCAGACCAAGCTTTATAAGCTCGATAACTCTGATTTTAGCATGGATGCAGTAGGCACTGGTTTTACTGTGACGGGAGATATGAACTGGCGTTTTGTCAGGTTTGGCGATGATGTAATTGCTGCTGGCTCTGACGCTGACGTTTTACGCAAGTTTACCGTTGGCACAAGTTCGTCTTTTGCTGCAATAAGTGGAGCGCCAGCCGCCCGTCATTTAGCTGTTGTGCGTGATTTTGTTGTAACGGCAAACGTAACATATAGCTCTGCTACACATAGAAGCCGTGTACGTTGGTCACAGATTAACGATGCTGGAACTTGGACATTAGGGGCAGCACAAGCTGACTTCCAAGACATTGCTGATGCTGGGCATATCACTGGTTTAGTTGGTGGTGAATTTGGTGTTGTCTTGTTGGAGAACGCGATTGCCAGAATGCAATACGTTGGCTCTCCGCTAATCTTTACGTTTGAGAAGGTAGAAACAGGACACGGGTGTAACTACCCAAACAGCATTGCAAGCCTTGGCCCAACGCAGATATTCTATCTTGCTGACGATGGTTTCTTTATGTTTGACGGTCAGCGCTCAATCCCGATTGGTGCAGAAAAGGTTGACACGTTTTTCTTTGATGATCTGAAGTTTGGATCGGTAGACAGGATTAGCTGTACGATTGACCCGGAAAACCAAGTGGTCATGTGGAGCTATCCCAACACGCAAAGCTCTGGTGATCCAAACCGTATTCTAGTGTATAATTACAGCGTTCAAAGGTGGTCAATAATTGAACTTGATCACGAATTTATTAGCTCAAGCTTAACGCCAAGTTTTACTGTTGAAAGCCTTGACACACTGAGTAACAACCTAGACGGCCTGACAACTTCACTTGATAGCCGTTTTTATGCTGGTGGGTTCTTACAGTTATCAGCAAGTAAAGATAAAAAGCTGCACACGATAACGGGCGCCCCACTCGATGCCGTCATTGAGACAGCCGAGTTTGAGCCAGCGCCTATGAAGAAAAGCCTGATTAGAGGTGTAACGCCATATGTTACATCGAAAAACTCAGCGCCAACGCTAACCGTACAAGTTGGATCACGTTCTAAGCAAGTTGACGATGCTACATATAGCACGGCTGTAACGCTGAATGATGATAACAACTGCCCAGCGCGAAGTAGTGGACGCTATCATCGAGTAAGGGTTAACGCTTCTGGCACCTGGCGATACGCATTAGGCGTGGATGTTGATGCTGTTGGCCAAGGCAAGAGATGACAGATTTTAACTATGTCAAGCTTCCGGCGGCTGGGGCTGACCCACGGCAAACGGCGCAAGCAGTCAATTTACTTATTGACGGCAAATTTAACAGCACTGGCTCAGTCACATTGGCGGCGAGTGCTACAACTACAGCGGTAACTGATTATCGCGCAGGGCCAGATAGTGTAATCGTATTTACACCAATGACGGCCAATGGTGCAGCGGCTTACGCGGCTGGAACCATGTTCGTATCTGCAAGAGCAAAGCAGAGTTTTACTATAACTCATGCTAATAACTCCCAGACCGACAGAACCTTCACCTACATCGTTATCGGATGAAATTCCAAGTCATACCGCCTTCTCAGTTATCAGTTATGTGGCCACACGTTGCTCCATTGCTGGACAAGGCAGTATCGCTTTCACCGGGTAAGATCGTCTTAAAGGACGTTTTAGATGCAGCCATTGCTGGCGCATATCTTGTCTGGGTGGCGGTAGATGATGACAAGGGTGAGTTTGTCGGCGCTGTTACGACACGCATAGTTTATTATCCACAAGGCAACGCTCTGGCGATGGATTTTCTTGGTGGAACCCGAATGAAGGAATGGCTGCATCTGGCGCAAGAGGCAGTCGAGGATCACGCAAAACGCAACAACTGTAAATTACTGGAAGCTTATGGGCGACGGGCTTGGTCGCGGTATCTCGAACCGCATGGCTGGGGTCAAGCGTACATCACGTTTCAAAAGGAGTTAGAAGATGAGTAAAGGCGGTGGACAGACAGTCACAAACGTACAAGCATTACCACCTGGCGTTGAAGCAGCGTTGACGCAAGCATATACAGATTACAACCCTTTTGATGCTGCGTTTTCTGGCGTCGATGCTTTTGACCCACAAGCTTTTGCTGGTAATCGCACGGCTCAGTTAGGCCAAGGTGAGTTAAACGCTATTAATGCTGCTAACTCAGCGCTCAATACGACACCGGGCTTTGTTGGTGATGCACAGAATGCGCTCTCTGGTTTAATCTCTGGTGGCATTGATGCAAGCGCTTTGCAGAACCAATACAACCTTGGCAACCTAACCGCTGGCAATGTAAACACGTTACCGCTTCAGAATATGATGGGTCAACGCGCTGATCTAACAGGATTGCAAAATGCGGCTGGTGCAACAGTTGATGCTTCTGGCATACTAAATGCCGCCAATCAAAACATCAGCCCAGAAGCCATATTTAATGCGGCAAACGCTGGCACTGATATATCTGGCATACTTGCCGCTGGAAATCGTACAGCCGATACATCTGGCGTTACAAATGCGGCGGGACAGCAAAACGCGGCAACAGGCTTGCTTACGGGTATGGCTGGGCAAAGCACTAATCCATTCCTACAGACGCAACTTAATAACGCAATATCAGGCGCGGTAAACAATGCGACTAGCCAGTATGCGCTTGGTGGCAGATTAGGCTCTGACAGCTTTGCAAACGCATTAGGCACTGGCATTACAAATGCGTCTGCACCAATCCTATCGCAGAACTTACAAGCAGATCAGGCAAGACAGTTACAAGCCGCGCAAGCACTTGGTTCAGTCTCAGGCCAGGACATTGGCCGTCAGTTAACCGCTGCTGAAGTTGGTGTGAACGCCCAGCAAAACGACATTAACCGTGCATTACAAGCGGCAACAAGTGGTGCTGGCGTACAACAAACTGATCTAGCGAGAGCATTATCTGGCGCTGGCATGGGTACGGATGTACAGTCGCAGAATATTGCCAGACAGCTACAAGGTGCAACTGGTGCGGCTGGGCTACAACAATCCGACCTAGCAAGAGCATTATCAGGTCAAGGCCAACTGGTTGACGCGAATAACACTGGCATAGCGCGTGATACACAGCTTGCTGGATTACTCAGTGGTTTCTCTGAGGGCGATGTTAACCGAGCGTTACAAGCGCAAACTGACAGTCGAAACCTCGATGCAACACTCGCTAACCAGTTGGCGAATGTCAGTCAGGCAACCAACCAAGGCAATCTTTCAGCAATCGGTATGGCTCCCGGATTACTTGGTGCAGATCAGTCTATCATTAATCAAGCACTACAAGCTAACGCTCTACAGCGTGGCGTTCAACAGGCTGGCATTGACGGCCAGATGGCACAGGTCAACGAGCAAAACGTGCTGGATCAAAACCAACTCAACGCGCTGCTTTCGGCGGCTGGCATGGGTCAAGGTATGTTTGGCCAGAATACAACGCAATCAGGCGGTGGCCCATCTGCCCTTCAAAGCGGAGTTGGCGGTGCGCTTACGGGTGCTGGATTGGCTTCAGCGGTTGGACAAGGTGCAGCCTTTGGTCCGCTTGGCGCAGCAATAGGCGGCGGTTTGGGCCTCTTGGGTCTTATATAAGGAAAATACTATGGCTGGAATATTCGACACTCTAGGCAATAAATTAGATAGTTTAGGCTTTGCTGGCGGTATGGGTTTACTCTCTGCCGGGTCAAGTATGCTTGAAGGTGACAGAATTGGAAAATCAATTAATCAAGGTCTAGGCACTTATCAGAACTTCAACCAACTAAGTGAAGACAAAAAGCGCAAGGATATGATTGATAAGCTCATAACTGAAGGTGGCTTTACAGATAAAGAGCAAGCGTTGATCCGAGCTAGTAACAACCCGGCGTCTGTGGCTGTGCAGATTAGGAATGAAAAGAACAAGCCAAAACCATTCCAAAACAAAGTCAAAACTTTAAACGCGGCAGAAATAACGGCAAATAGCTTAAATCCAAATTTTGTGTGGCAAGTGGACAGCCTTGGTAAGTTTTCTAAGTTTGATGGCAAACCAGGCGAAGCAAGTAGGATTTTCGGCATGGATGCAGCGACATACAACGGAATGTCCTCCGAAGGCAAAAAGATTGTCGATACATTAGGCTTGCAGGGAATTAATTTTGGGACACCAGCCTTTCAAACGGCTGCCAAATCGGCCAAGGATGGCTGGCAGATTTTAGAAGAAGGCAGCGCATTACTAACAACAGCACTAGCTCAAGCTGGTATAAACGAGGTTCCAGAGGGTTCTGTTGTAATGGGCAAAGACGGTGAAATAAAGGTTATCAAGCTAAAACCTAATGAAACAAATATAAATAATTTCTCAGATGAAGCTGTATCGGCTGCTATTAAAAATGCTGCTAAAAATGACAAGCAGTTAGTAATTGGTGCTGATGGTAAGCCCAAAACAGACGACAATGGTGTATTTAAAACTGTTGCAATACCAGGTGGCGCGGCAGACTTAGCTGATCAGGAAAAGGTAGACGAAAAATTAGCCGCAAAAAAGAGAGACTTTAGAAAAGCGCAAACCAAAGAAATTGAAACAAATACAATATTAAAATCAACAGGAAGTATATTAGACATACTTGCCCCGGCGGACTCTGAAACTGGTTTGCGTGTTCCTAAAGAAAAAAGCACATTACAACGTATATTTACACTAGATCCTCCAGAGGTAGGCGGTTTTGGTGCAATGCTCGCCAACCCAGAAAATGATAGTATGTTTTTCTCTCAGGAAGCCAAAAATATAGCGCTTCTTTTAAAGCCAATACAAGCTGTAATCGGCTTTGGTAGATTGCAAAGAATGAGAGATGAAAGCAAAACGGGCGGTGCTTTAGGTAATGTTTCAGACAGTGAAATTAGATTACTTTACAACTCTATGGAAGCCTTAGACCAAGGGTTATCGCCAGATCAGTTAATACCAAACCTACAAAACATTGAACGTATTTATGGAAAAATTCTAAATGATCCAATCGCAAACTCTCTTTTGGAAGCGAAAGATGATGCAGAATTTGAACGCTTACTAGGTCAACTAGATCAGGGTCAAATACCAAGCGGTGTTTCTGTGGACTTTTCTAAAATGAGCCTACAAGCGCTGGTTGATATGCTTCCTACTATGACGCCAGATGACCCTAAATTATCTGAATATCTTACTGCGCTTAAAAAGGCACGGGGGCTTTAATAATGGTTGACACAAATTTAGCTGAACAACTTCGCAAACTTCAAGAAGAAGCTGGTCTTTCTCCAACCGTATCGGCGGCTGGCGAGTTAAAGAGATTGCAGCAAGAAGCAAACAATCAGCAAGTTAATCAGATCACGAATGAGTTTGTAAATCAGTCAAATATACCACAAGAGTTTTTCACAGACCCACGCACAGGTCAGATGACAAGCCGTGAATTAATGATGAACCAGGCTGGCGGTAAAAACGTCGGTGGTTTGTTTGGCAACGCATTAAATCAGGGTGTGCAAGGTATAACCTTTGGTGGCTCAGATGAGTTGGCAGGGTTTCTTAACCGATTAAACATATTCCAAGGTGGTACGGCTGATGAGCGTCAGAAGTTTGGGACAGAGTTTGTTAGAGGGCAGTTAGAAGCCGGAGCAAAGAACTTCCCTAAGTCATCTGTCGCCTCTGAAATTGGTGGGGCTATAGTCAGCCCAGTGGCTAAACTTGGTCAAGCAAAGACAATTTTAGGTCAAATGGCTAAAGCCGTTCCACTTGGTGCTGGCGCTTCTACTGCCTACGGTTTTAACACATCTGAAGGTAACGTAAGTGATCGAGTTGAGGCTGGCGTTGAAGCGGCTCCATACGGTGCAGCATTCGGCTTTGTATCCCCGGTAATTGGTAACACTATCGGCACTATTGCCAATAAAACATACAGCACTTTGTTTCAGAAATCAGTCACAAAGCCAACGGTTACAAACCTTCGTCAACTTAAAGATTTTGCATATGATAAACTAAGTAAGTCAGGTCATAAGTATTCGAAAGATGAAGTTGATAACCTTGCTTTGAAAGTTATGAGCGTGACGGACGATGTGGACTATTTGCCGGGTGAGAAGCACAT